GCCGGTTAAGTTAGTACCAGACACCGCTGGAAGAGTTGATGGGAAACGTGCATCTGCAATTGTTCCTGTTAATTTAGTTGCAGCAACATCTGCAATCTTTCCATCTGTAATAGCGTTATCTGCAATATCAGCAGTTGATACACCACCATCTCCAAGTCCACTTGCTGTAATTTTATCAATTGCCATTTTTTATATTTCCTCTATTAAGCGACTGTGCAACCATTGTTTGCAATAAGTACCCAACCGATTGTGGTTGCGTAAGTAAGCATAACACTGTCGCCAACATCGTTCATAGTAATAGTTGTACCACCAGCAAAAGTAGCTGGAGTAATAGTACCATCACCACCATCAGCTTTCATCACAATGATTTTAATTTGTCCTACTACACCATCAGCAAGCGTGAGTGCGTCTGCGGCAGTTGTTGTAACTTCTGTTACACCAGTTACCACATCAATTGCACCAGCACCAGAAAGTGTCTGTACACTTGTTTTTAAGTCTGCAAGAGTTTTGTTGGTAAGGATATCAGCAGATACTTTACTTACCAATGTAGAACTTGCACCAGCAGGGAGTAGACTTGTGTTTGTCACTGCAGCACTGTGGGGTTGTGGTTTAATTGTTTGTCCATGTGAGTTTGCATGACAGTTAAGTAAAATCTGTCCTTCAACTGCTGAACCGTCACCCTTGACTTCTATAATCTGTGTTGCAGTATCAACAGAAAGGTTTCCAGATGCAGTAGTGATATCACCACCGACAATTGGTGCAGTCAAAGTTTTGTTTGTAAATGTTGTTGTACTAGCAGCAGTTACCAAACTTGCAGCATCACTCAAGTCCGTACTTGCAATTGTGATTGCAGCAGAACCATCGAACGATTGTCCAGCAATGTTCACTGCAGCTGCAAGAGCAGTTGCTGAGGACGCATTACCTGTCAACGAACCAGTAATTGTTTTATTAGTTAGTGTCTCTGATCCAGTTAGCGTGACAAAACTGTCAGATGAAAGAGTAGTACCATTACCGAGTTTGGTATAGATTTCTACGAAGTTGGCGTTAAGTTTTCCTGCTCCGCTACGGAGGTCATCACCTGTTCCGTCATTCGCACTAGTCCCACGCCCGATTGCTTGATATGCCATTTGGGGTTTCTCCTATTAATTCCTATAGTTATTTATACGTCTTATTCTACTGGGCATCAAATGTTTCTGAGGAATTGTCAAAAGAACTTCCTAAAGAAGAGAACAATACGAATGCGCCAGTTCCAGTGTTTGAGTCTACGTCAAACTTAGTTGTTGTTGTGTCGAAAGATGTACCATCCTCATCAAATGAAGTTGCGTACCTACCTTCAGTATCCCTAGTGTTTCCACTCTCATCAAACCTAGTAATACCATCATCGAATGAGATAAAGTCATTGTCAAATGCATTTGTCAATCCATCTCTATATATTGTTATCTCAGATGGAGGCATAAAGTTAATTCGTTTAGTGAATGCAGAAGCAGGAATTGTTCCGTCTGCAAGACATATTTCACGAATACCTATGTATCCAATCTGTGCAAGAGTGTATTGATCACGAGATTGGTTTGAACCAGCAGTTGCAATTCTACCACTTGGATCACGATGATTTGGTATAACTGCATTTGAACTTGTGGGGTTTACAGAGAATGCATAGTGTGCCACGTTCTCCATTGTTGGGCCTGCAAGGAATCTTGCACCCCTTCCTATGTTCATACTAACTTTAACGTCTGATGTTAATGTAACATCTCTTCCGTCTGGTAAATCAGATAGTTCTCCATATCCAGTTACAGGAGCAGAGACTAATGATGCATTTGTTACAGTACCCAAACGTCTTCCGAAGATTGTAGTAAACAAGTTCGTGAATGTAGATGCAAGTTCTGGAGAGAATGTATCATCACCAATAAAGTCACTAATTCCACCAGCGGAAGGAACTTGAATAGTTGCAGATACTTGAGATGCAAAAGATACTTCACCGAATACGTTCCAACCAGCTGGGTGAACTGAACGGCGAATCGAATCTCTCCATTGGTTAATGGACTCACCAACACGAACAACGTATGAGTAATCTTGATAGTAATAACTATCTTGAACCTTCATACTCTCTACAGATACCTTACCTCTTTCAGATTGGAAATCTCCAACTGTAGTACCAACTGTTCCAATCTCAACCACACTAGTTGCAAAATCACTTTGTACGATAGTACAAGTAGCGCCAGTAATTGTAGTTAGAACATCACCTTCATCTAAGGTTACAGCAGTATTTACTTTTAATAAGTTTCTAGTCGTATCAAAGTTTACAATTGTACCAACGTGACTTGTTAATGTATCACCGGCAGAGAATGTTCCAGAGAAATCTTTAATGATAAAGTTTCTATTGAATTGAGCTGTAGGAACTGTAGTATAATTCAAACCAAAGTTTGTTATGGAAACATCACCGACTGCACCAATCTTAGGCGCTACGGTAGAACATGCATAAAGTTCTGCACCCGAACCAGTTGAAGAAGAGACTGTAACAGTAGGAGTCTTTAAGAATCCATTACCACTATTAGAAATATCAACCTTCGTGATTTGTCCACGTTCAGCTGAAACTCCCAAGTCTACAAATGTCTGTGGTTCCAGAATAATCTGAGTACCATCTTCTAGTACAAGGTTGTCTAACTCACCTACAGTTTGTTCAAGTGTTGCAAAGAAAATATCTGCATCTTCTCTAAGAAGTTGCTTACCATCTTCCATAATGATATCACCAGTAAGGTCTTGTGTAGTACCTTCTTCTAGTGCATATTCTAATGCAGACTTTTCAGTTAATAGTAAACCACTATCTTCTAATACAATGTTATCGCCATCTGCGAGTAGTACATAAGAATTTCCTAATGTAC